TTTAGTTCAACCGTCAAGTAATTATTGACAGTTCAATGTAATTAAATTATGTTGTTTTGTCAAGTGTTATTTTATGGCGTTGGTATCACTTTGAATCTTTTTATATAACTGTCTTCATCAACAAACCAAATTTCATCTCTCGGAACGTTACTATCTGCGACTAATTTTATATCGAAACTGCCGACTTTGATTTGCTTAACCTCCCAAATTGTATCAATATTAGGTCTATATTGTCCTGGTCTGATTATCTTGTCCTTACTCATTTGATATTGCTCCTATTTTAGAAGGGAAGTGACGAATCTGAGTCGTCTTCCTCGTCTTTCTTAAAATTATGTTGGTCATTCGCTACACTGTTTGGTTTGTTTGAATTTGGTTTGTATGTGTCTACCGCAAGGTATAGCCCATAATCGCCGTCTAGTATCTGTAACGGCAATTGCTTCTCACCTTTATACTCTGTCATCAAGTCTGGATTTTCCTTACAGAATGTGAAGAACTCGTTTATTGTAATCTTAACAACACCTTTCACAAAGTCTGGTGCGTCATCATGTGGTTTGAAGGAAATTATTCCTTTTACTTTATTATCGCTCATTTTAGTTCCTTTAGTTCATTATTCATAGTTATTTTAGCTAACTCTATCTTGTCTAATATTTGCTTAATTAAAACTTCGTCTCTTAGTATCTTCAACTTGATTTCTTTTAGTTTGGGATGGAATGAATAGAATATATTATACTCCCTATCAGTTACCATTAGTTCAAATTGCATTTGTTTGTAATAGACATTCTCAATCTTTTGTAGGATCTCATTATCTGTCAAGTCTTTGTGCTTATCATATAACTTCTGATATTTCCTTTGTGTTTTATATATGGGGCACTTTATCTGTATCATACCATTCTCGTTAATTAACCCATCTGGGCTACAAAGAATCCACTCATCCCTTTCAGCTATACCAACAGATTTAACGTCATCAAAGTATCTCATTTCAAAATCGTTTATTGCTATTGGTTCGAAAGCTAAACCTCTCTCAGTCGCTTTATTGCCACCAAATGTATCAGATTCACAACGTTCACCAGTATGTTTTTCTTCACATATTTTAGCTACTAGATTTTGATAGCCCTTTGTCTTTTCATCCATTAGCAAATCAGCACTAGACGTTCCAGAAAAGTGAGCGACTTTCTTAGCAAACCATTCCTCACTTAACTGGATTATGTCAAAATAATATTTAACCATTCTCAGATTCCTCAACTAACTTTTTAAGATGTTTCTGTGTCATTTTATATTTGCCAGTAATTTTCTTAATATCACCACCACCTTTTAAGTAGTCAAGTGCGTTGAACCAAATACCTTCCATTTGTGGAGTCAACGTGACTTCCAATTTATCAATCGGTGTGTCTTTGTGATCGTTAGTAGAATCAGCATCTTTTGTGTCATCAATTAAAAACAAACCATTTAAGGCATATTTACGTGCGTAAGAAGAAGCAGCACCAGTTATCTGTGATTGATCCATGCCTTTTTTATTCTCTTCTTCTCTTGCGAAAGCGGGTACAGCGAAAACCTCTTTGGACTCATTATCTTTGATTTGAGCTAGTGCCTTGACGTAATATCTGTCACCAATCATTACTAAATCGTCAAAGATCACTAAGGTACAGTTATTTTCTTTCAACAAAGGCTTCAATGCTTCTAAAATATCTTCAGTAGAACGGTATTTGTATTTGCCGAAAGCATTGAATTGTCCCTTTGGTGCCTTCAACTGTGATTGAATTTTAATTAGTTTGTCCATCATTTCTCCTTGTAGTTTGTTAATAATTGTGATTCTAATTTACTCATTTCTAACTTAATGTGCAAGTCTATTTCTCTAATATCATGGCTTAATCTATCACGTTGTTTTACTAAGTGTGCCCTCTGTTTTTGTAGTATCTCTATGTTAAAGTCTTCTATTTTCTTTTCCATTGTGTCTCCTTATTTACCGCCCAATGTTTCAAAGTGCCATTTGTCTAATTTCTCTAGTAAGTTTAAGCTGTCTGGTTGCTCGGTTTTGGTAGAATCTTGTGGTATTACTTGGTCTTTAATCTCTTTCACATCTACCCTAATGTTTAGAATATTCCAGAACATTATAAATATTATTATATATAAACCAGATCTGTCTGTCTCGCCCTTGCACTTGAAATCGTTGTTCATAACGCCTCCAATAATTCTGGGTTTTCGTATACGTTGCCGATGATTTCACTCTCACCTTTGATGTCTTTTGTACACACCCAAAACGGCTTTTTAACCCCACTTGCGTGTTCGAAATAATAACCACTATCCCCATATTTTACTGAGGCTGGTTTGTGGGAACAAGACATTTTTGTTCTATTATCATGTTCATCCGTATTGTAATAGTCGAAATCCTCACCAGCTTTTGCTTCCGTTGTTATGCTTGTTTTAACTATATCACCCTCATAAATCTCTTTTCCTTTACAGTCTTTTAAGCCGGTGTATTCAGCCCACGTAATAGATGTCTGGCAGAATTTTATCCCTCTATCAGTTAGGTCTTTCATTGTGTATTCGCCTTCAATAATATAACCACTAGCAATCCCCTTATAATATGCTCTAAACTTTATTTCCCTCATAACGCACCCAACGATTTGAATAAATCATAAATTAAGTAGCCAAAATAAACTATGGCTGATAAAACTATAACGGAAAGAACTATAATAGTCCTTCGTAAATATTTGTCTGGTTGTCTATAATGTGTCATCTTAATACCCTCAATTCATTATTTTATAGTTATTAGAATTAGCATATCCCAAAAACGGTAGCACGTATTTTTTGAATATGATATTCTGGAAACGACCCATAGACACTATGTGGCATTGTCTTTTATATTGTTTCCTCTTTAATAAATATACTTTAGTCATCTTCTTCATCCTCCATGTTGTCTGCTATGCTTAAACTTTCACAAATTATGTGTATAGAGTTGTAGTCTTCTGTGGTTAAATACTCGAAAGTACATTCTCCCATTTTTAGCCTCTCGACAATATCCTCTATAATCTTTCTATCACCTTCAGATAATACATCGAGATTGTCCCTGCACTCGCTCAATTGATCTTTAGCGTATTTAACTTTGAAATTTCTACCACTCATTTTATTCTCCTAGTTTTGAAACATTCTACACTACAATAAATCTTTTTATTCTCACTTTTTGGGACAAATAGTTTGCCACATTTCTTACAGTAATAATCTTTGAGGTCAACTTTCTTAAATGGCTCTCCCATAAGACTACTTTCTAACATTCCACTCATCATTAAGAATGGCAAATAACCTTTCAAATAATCGCTACCCTTGTTGCCCTTCTTTTTCATCTCAACTCCCTAGAATAATTATTAAAATCATTAACAACCACAAGCTAATAAAAAATACTATGCCATACAAGAAGTTTTTCATCTGTCACCTATAAGTGCTTTGTTTAGATCGATTAAGGCAAGTGTATAATAACCTTCGAAAGCGTCTTCATTTATTTCTTCGCCCTCTGTTAAAAATCTTTGTGTAATATATTTGTTATTTTCCATTTCTATCTCAGTATTTCTACCACCATACCAACGTGCCACTCTTAAATAGTGAGTTGGGCTTATTGCCTTAAAATATTGAATACCATTCTTAACGTAAATAGGGAATACATTTTCCATTACATTTCCTCATCGTGTTTATAAGCGAGAGATGTTAATTCATGGGCTTTCATTTCGAAATCTGTTTCTTCGTATGGTTGATCTTGTTCATGTTGTGAATTGTTAGCTTTCATTCCTTCAATTTCTGCTTGTATAGCTAAAACTAATGCTAATCTTTTTACATCATATTGTGTCATTACATTTCACTCCTATATCTTTGCTCAATTTCTGGTGCTTGAGCATGAATTAATAAGTTATATAACGCATCGTAATACGTAACACAGTTTAATAACATCTTAGGGTGTTCTGCTTCTCTCATAATCTCGTGCACAAACTCCCAATCCCAATCCATGTATTCCATTAGGGATTCTACTGTATTATGAATGTTTAAGCACATATCTAAACACCCTATCTCTTCTCTTTCATATTCTGGTACGTTTACAATTTCTTTGTCGAAGTTCATTTCACACCTCTATCATCTTTAACCGACTTGTTATAAACCGAAACCGTTTCCTTTAACCTTTTAATAGCTTTTTCAGTAATGATGTAAAAATAATCTTGTTCTGTGTTCCTAATGGCATATTTGATAGCTTTTAGTAGATATTCTTCACGTATGTCCATTTTATCCTCTCTTTTAATGTCTAACACAAAGGTATGTATAGATTATGGCAATGTCAAGAGAAATCTTCCGAAATGCGAAAATAGTTTTGTGGGGATATAAAAAGCTCGGTGTAATCTGCCGTTGTTCATCTGATTGGAGATCAAACCCAAAACAAAATGACGGCATTTCCACCGAGCCTACCTAAGGAGATATGATAAATGAAAGAATGAAAAAGATGATTAGTATGAAATATAATATGCAGTAAATTTGCTTAGTTTTCATAAGAACAAAGTTACTAAGAATATGAGTAAAAGGCAACAATATAATTTATTTTCTGTCATCTGGCAATACTCATTTTACTTTTCTTTGTTTTCCTACTCCAAGCACCACATTCACATTGCTCTGAAAGATACTCGTTTACATTAGTTCTATACGTGCCAGTATTTATAATTCTTCTTGACCCACAATTTGAGCAAACATTATCTTCTGTATATAGGTTCATATTAGGATGAGACTTTATCCAAGGTCTTAATTTAACATAAACATCTTCTAATAGTATTACATCTTGGTCATTATAACTAAGCATTTCAGCCAACGCATCTTTCTTACCAGCATAACAATTTTTCCACAAGTCGAAATCAGTCTTGTTTTTATTACCTACACCAAAAAGAGTGCCTAAGTAATCTAATCTATTATGACTAAACGCAAATTCTTTTCTTGCTACTTTCAGTGTGTCAATAATCTGATAAGGTGAGGGTGGTTTAAGTCCGTTCATTATGAATCTTGTATTCATCTTAGGTACATCAAAGTTAATTGCATTGTGAGCTATTAAAATGTCAGCTTCCTCAAACAAATGCCATAAAGGTATGGTTATTCTTTTGTCATCTTGTGCTTTTGCTTCTTTAGGTGTCAACTTGGCATTTATTATTTCTGGACTATATAACCACTTTGCAGACCAAGTTAATATAAACCAGTCGTTAATAATCTGGTCTTTGTTTACATTCTGTTTCCACATCTGCCAAACAAAAGCCATAACTGGTGCTGTCTCAATGTCAAATAATAAAACTTTAGCTGTTGGTTTCTTATTATAAGTTCTTTTATATCTGTTAATCGTTTCTAAAGAAATGTCAAAATGTTCACTAGCCATATCATCTGTGTGTGCGTAAGCATACTCACAAACCTCAATAACATTATCTGTAATTTCCATCTTCTCTCCAAGTCATTATAAAAAATGCGGAGAGGGGATCTCCGCAACCGTAAAACTATTTAACATACTATCAAAGCATTCCATTTAGTGAGTGAATAACGTTTCAACAAAGGTAATTAAAATATGTGGTAATGTCAAGTGTTATTTTTATAGCAAGTTTTTATACTTGTGCATGAAGCTATTTTCTCTAAATGATTTAACTAATGATCTAACTAATGATTTTAAGTATTTTACTATTCTTATCATTGCATTTCCCCCCAATATATTAAATTATTTTTAACGTAAACATTAAAATATCCAACTTCACCATTCTTATAGTCTATTGATTGCATGACAAGAGGTGGTATAAGTCGTCTTGAAACACCCAAAGACCCGTAATAGTCAACACCAATTTTGACTGTATCACCCTTTGCCAATATTACCCTAACTTCTTCTGGTATTAAATACTGATTCCCGATAGAATAAAAAGGTGGTTTTAATGTCATCTCTCTGTAAAATTTACCACTAGCACCGTAATAATTAGCTGGTACAGTATTAGTTACATAGTCAAGATCGGGTGTGTTTGACCAATCCGACTGCATAAAGTTGTACCCTTTGTAGCCAAATGTTAGGGATAGTATAAATATACAAACAAGCAACAACGAACGGAATAACATAAATTCTCCTAGCATTCATTAAAAAATCAGAATTAAACAAACCACTATGAGGTAAAGGCTGAATTAAGAAAAACCCAATAGCACCTATAAATAATATTAGATAGAATAACCACCATTGTTTTACCTTAAATAAATTGATACCTACTATTGCCAACGGATTAGTTAAGACAGCAAGTATTATAAAGGGTGGGTATTTCCAAGCTAATAGAACAAACATAGCAGCAACTATATAAGGTCTAGCAAAACAAGACCAATAAATTAGTAGTGGAGAACAAGCAAAGATTAACATTAGCGGTAAATATTTCTGCCATTCTCTAAATATTAAAGGAACTAATGCGACTAATAAAAGCCCACAAACCTTGTATAAGCCTCTTATTTTTTCTGGTGTGTCTAAGCCTAAAGATACAGATATGATAGTTGCAAGGGCTTCTTTACCATTGTATTGCTCAATCCCTTCTACTATCCCATGTTCCATGTAATAATTAACATAGTTGAAAGGGAAATATTCATCTACCCAATAGCCATGTTTTTGATCTCTCAGAATAAAGGCTAATAGAATGATAAAAATTATAGATATAACTCTAGCTGGTTTATTCACTTAATTCTCATTTTCATAACCTATATTACAAAAACTTTGGGTTAATGTCAAGAACTATTTTTACCAAGTTTTAGGTGAAGGTCTGCATAAAAGACCCCTAAAGTCCAGATGAATGAACGAATCGTAGAATCCAACGCCCATAAGTCTAGTTCTATTCTTATTAACAAACTTTCTCATTTCTACTAAGTCTTCTTTCTTGCCAGACATCGGTACTAAGTCTAACGCATTGAATTGTAAGTGTAAAGAGGTAGATGAACCGCCTACGGACTCGTTTAAGCTAGGATTACGGTAAGATGAGGTAATTACTATGGGAAAGCCTACTGACTCTCTCATAGCGTCTGCAAATTTAATTGTTTCTTCTATATTAACAAGTTTAGCTTCTGGGATAGAACGTCCTAAAGTCACTTCCTCAATAGCAAAGTGTTCGATATTAAGACGTTCCCAAATTTCTTTTAATATATTCATTAGTTTATTTTCATTGAGTAAGATATACTATTGGTTCATTTACAAGGCTCAAATTAAACTAATGCCTTGGATTAGAACCATGTTCAATTTTCTACTATAACCACGTTTGTTGAATATTTTGTCTTAATTTTCCAATATAACACCAAAAATTGTCCTATTTTTCTAATAATAGGAATAAATTTGGTTGGTTTTGTCACACATTAAGTATATAATTGTGACTTAATGTTAGATATTACCCACCAAATATGAACAATATCAGACCACCCAAAGTACCTAACCAAGCATAAAACCAATGATTTTTATAGAATGGACTTGGAACTTCTTGCAATTTAATTACTTCTCTGTCTAAGAATATAGAGTCTTGTCTAGCCGTCATTTCAATAAATACATTCCAGAAAGTTTTAGCTTCAATTGAGTCTGGGTCTAATAAAGTGCTATGGATAATCTTATAGTTTAATGAGTCTGAATAGCTACTGAGAGAATCAGTTAACATTTTATATTCAATACCGTCTTGTATTATGTTCTCAATTAAAACAGTCTTATTATCAAACACAATAATAGGTGCTAAAGGTTTATAAGATGTCTTAATTTGCTCAACGGTAATATCACCATAAGATATTTTTATTTCTTTATCCGTTAAGTTCTCATTTAAGAACCAACCGAAGCCCACACATGAAGCAAATATTATTATATAGAATATATATTTAAGAGTCATTAGATTTCTTATGTACTACTGCATTACCAGCGTAAAAAGCTCCAGAGATAGCCATTAAAGCACCACCTAAAGCACCAGAAAAGATACCTAGTCCAGTTAGTGTTGAATTATCGAAAGTCGTCATAGACAAGATAACTCCACCCATTAAAAAGAAGAACATTCCAATAGTTACTAAAAATGCTATAAACTTTCTCTTGCCTCTTAATTCCATCTTATTCCTTTCATTTCTTGTTTAATTGCACACTAGCACAATAATCTTTTTGCTTTGAAACATCTTCTTTTATCATACTCATTTCTGCTCTGATTGAAGACAAATCAACTGCTAATGGATTTATTACACCCAACAATTCAATATGTTTCTCGTTGTTATCAGCGTGGAGTGCCTCGAATCTGTCGAGATAATTAGATTTCACTCTTTCAACTGAATCCATTGTGTCACGTAAATCTTTGTGTTCTGATCTGAAAAAGAAACCTAACAGTGCCACCATAACTCCTATTATTAAAAATGCTACTTCTGGATGTTCCGATATAAATTCCATACAATAATCTTCCTATCATTGGGGTTCATAATACTTGCCTAATTAACTTTCTCTTCAATACGTTTAAGTGTCGGTAGTTCTGGACATTTTAATTCTTCCATACAATAACTTCCTTAAATGGTTACGTCTGCTAGTGACTTCCAATAACCTGAATCACTCCACTGTAATTATATCATCACCAAATGTGGATTGCAAACTATTGTAATATTCGCTTATCGGCATGATAGTGATACCCCCAGCGTCTTGCTTTTCAGATATATAAATCATTAAAGAATTAAACTTGCCCGAATAACTCTCTAGTTCATGGAACATAAAAATAATCACACCACCACTCGCAATTTGAGCATCAACATATCCTTCAAGCGTAGCTAAATTACCACCAGTATTACCGTCAATAGTGTTAAGTAAAAAGTAATCGTCATCTGCATCTATCGGGTGTCCTTCAGACATTTGCGTTCTTACCGACCTACCCATTTTGTGATTAATTTTTATTTGGTCTAAAATATCCCTATTAAAAGCACCATTGGGGTAAGCTGCGAAATCAGAACTCCTTGTATAACCATGTGCGATCAAAGTGTCCCTATTATCTTCAATATCTGCTATCATGGCTGGGATGCTTAATGTTGTCCAATTAACAGATGTGTACCCATGATTAGCAATATCCCAACCTGAAGCATACCTCTCATCTAGCTCTGCGTATTGTAAATAACTTGGTGAACCAATAGTACCGTTTGCATATCGCCCAATCGTAAATATTGTCCCAACAATACCCAAAGAATCCATAATTGGTGCAGCGATAGTATCTACGGATATATAATTGTCATCAAATGTTAACAAACAAACTGCTTTTTGCTTTGGATTGTACCCTCTAAAATTATCATAAGTTATATTAGTCGCAGATCTAGCAAAATTTGAACATCTAACCCTCATGCTTTTCACTGTGCTCCAATCGATAGAGGGTGTAAAGTCAGCTTTTGAAAAAGCATATCTGTTCCATCCTTTGTTCATGCGGTTGCCTATTGCTGGGTCAACACCATCTTCGGTATTAAATGGGTCGTCATCAGATAAAGCGAAACCAATTCTTAGTGTCAATAAAGAGTCTGGGTTATACACATCAATAGTGAACGATTCATAAGAACTTAAATCAACATTGCCCAAAGACTTAATAGCATACCCCCGTCCTTCGGTAACTGCTACCCTTAAAGATGAATCGCCTTGCGTTGTTGTGCTTGCCGTTGATGCCGTAGTCGTCCCAGCGTGTAGGTTAGAAAGTGTCCAATCAGCGATATTCTCAAACCCCTCAATTAGGACACCTTCGCCAAGTTGTGTATATGTTGTTGGCGTAGCAGTTTCTTTTCCACCACCCGCAAACATAGTTAATAACTGACTCTGTGCATTTATAGAAACAAATGTTAATAGCGTTATTATTATTATCTTTTTAATCATTGTTTATTGCTCCAATATTATCACCAGTTCCAGTAATGGTGTTACCGCTTCTGTCTTTTGTTAACCAACTTGGTAAGTAAGATGTTGTGGGAGTACCTTGACCAATGGCGTCATTTGTTTTAGCCTCATAATTCGAAACATCTAAGACCGCACCAATAGTAGATTCTCCCGAATAAGCGTTTCCGCTAAATACGTCACTTCCTAATTCTGCTATATTGAAATTAGCCCATGAATAGTATAATCCACTTGTAACATAATAAGCATTAGAGTCTAGCGAATTATCATTCCAACTTAGATTATTTTTAACCCAAACATATTCACCAGACCGTGACTCAATTGATAAATCTATATCACTAGAAGATCGCAACCTATTATTATTAACCATTAAATTATTCAAAATAAGCGATGTATTTATGCCATTGGTATAGAGTTTAATTAAATAATAAGGCATATTATAAAATGTGTTATTAAATAAATAAGTTATACCTTCACCTAATGCATAAAGAGCTTCAAAAGCATATCCATCATTGGATGTTTTCACTTCTTTGTGATCAATTACTACAGAAGTTGTTAGATCAGCACCTTCCATAACATTAAAAGCAACGGTTAAATCTTTTGAGCCTATATAAGAACCTACTGTTTGCCCATCAACTAAATTTCTAGTAATTATAACACCTTCTGGTTGTGCTACTGTAGTTAAACCAATAGAGCCAATTCCTCTAAAATATTTTAACCCTTCAGTATTAAGTATGTCGTTTGAATCTATTATACAATAATCTGGTGTGCCGTGTCCAACCCCATCACGTCCTATAGCTCTTATGCCATAACTTGTCATATCTCTTACTGTATTCCCTCTCACAGTTATAGAATCAGATTCCCATGCTACATCTATGCCTTGCTGTGCATCCATGTATTCATACCAAACATTATCACCAGCTATGCCAGTAAAGCCCTCAACTACATTGTCTGTTATAGACCCCTTCTCAGAGTTGATTGCTCTTATACCATTTGTATGAACCTTTCTTACAAGATTGTCATCTATTGTGAAATTATCACAATTCATTATCTCTAATGTTACGTAATCACCACCATCGAAAGTTAACCCCTCAACAGTTAGGTTGTCAATATTTTCTAATTTACAAGCATAACTACTATTAGTTAAACCAACGCCACGGGACGGGTCTACAACCGCTTGTTTAATAGAAGTATAATAACTCGCTGGGTTTGTACCGTCTGGAGTCCAGACTTTAAGCCTTAATTGGTTAAAACTATTACCAGAATCAGCCCCAATACTTTCACCCCACATACCCAACCATCTTACACTATCTCCATAACTAGCCCATGCAGAATCTTCTATCCCATAAGTAGTATAGCCAGTTAATGATGGTTTAATTGCTTCTTGATATTCTTTATCGTCAAGCCAAAGTTTATGTATTCCGAAAGTAGAATCAGACCACCCAGCAGTAGTAAATTGGAATTGATAAGAACTATCACCCTTATCGACCCAATTAGCCGTAGCACCAGAACCCCTTAAAGTGTCATATAAGGTTATAACTCCATTAGTATCAGTATAGTAGCTTTGTAGTGTTAAATTATTTAACCTACCACCAACACCGTCTAATATCAATGAACCAATATTGGTGTCTTTAACTGAAATAGTCTTGCCAGTACCTATATCAGCCACATGAGCCTCTAAAGTATCTGAACAAACACCAAGGGCTGAATCCGCAGCACCAAGAGCCCATGTTGATGTACTACCAGAAACTAGATAATAATCAGCAAAATTTATATTTCCACTAGGTGTTGATACAATAAAAGTATCTATTGCTATATTAGAATAGGCTGTAGAAACACCATCATTTTTGAATTTCACACGATAATCGAACATTGCTGTATCTGTATAGGATGTTAAATCGTGAGCATAAGATGGATTGGTGTTCGCTGTTGTATTTATTGTTCCAAAAGCTGAAGGTGTCCACGTTCCCGCTAAATCACTTGCATATTCTCTAGCTTGAACTAGCACAGAATCATAACTTGGTGCTGAATACTTAAAGTTCATATTACTGAAATAAGCGTATCTGTCATCGTTAGTATCACCAAGGATTTGCAAATAAACCCTTACCGTACCACCAAAGTCAGTTATTGTATCTTTGAGAGTTGTTGTTGTAGCTGAATATTTTTGACTCATAAGAGTATCTTCCACCGCATCTCTAAAAACTAAGTAAGCATTAAAACTACCCGATGGTTCTATGTCTACTTCCCACGCATACCATTTAGCAGAATCTAGTGTAAAGTCTCTATAATAAGAAGGATAACCATAAGTGCAACCAGCAGCATCTAATAATTTATATTTATTATCGGAAATATTTGTGAATGTTGCATTAGTAGAATTGGATTCAATAGTCCATGTAGAATCTAAGTATCTTTGTGCTAAAGATGTGTCTGTAGTGGGGTTTGAATCAGTCCACATTAAATTTATACCACCAGTTTGAGCGGTTGCAATTAAGCTTGTAGGTGCTAATAGGATTTGGGTCACTACTTCACCAGTTACATTTACTGTATCAACCCCATCGGAAGAACTACTGTATATTATTAGGTCTTTATCTATAGAACCAAGTGTGCTAATATCTGCTGTAAAACGTAAATTTTGACTATCATAATAAGTAATAACAGAATCACCACTTAATGAAAGAGATGTCAAGTCGCTCTTAATCGAATCTATTGTTACAGACCGACCAACAACGCTTAGGGTCATAGAATCAGCGTGTGTAGTACCGACCGCTATATTACCTAAGTCTTTATCAGCACCAACTAATGTAGGTGGATTGCCTATGAGTATTATATCTTGTGCTAATAAATTAACACATAAAAATAAAAGTATAATTATACTTTTCATCAATTCTCCGTATAAAATACTGTAAATTCAGTATATAAAGGTGTTCCCGTTATTGTACCTAATTCAATATGAGCAAATTCACCAGCCGTTATTGTGGCATCAGAAAACGAAGTATATAAATCCCATGTAGTAACATTTATAGCCAATGGTGAATATGTATCTACTGTTTGATCTGAGGCAAATAAAGCGCTTGCATTAAATACCATATTAAAAGGTACTTCATTAGTCGTACTAGATGTTATATTAACCGCAGTCACAGAATCAACTGTATAGGCGTATTTTCTACGTCCTAAAGGTATTTCCTCGCTTGATTGAGGGGCACTAATAATAAATGAATAAGACCCACCACGAGCTTTAATTGTGTCTGAGACTACTATACCATCTATCTGAGTTTGAATCGCACTAGTAGTACCATTTAGATAATTAAGTTCAGTATTAGATATAACACCAGTTCCCAATTTAGTTGCTGTAATATTTGCAGAAGCATTAACATCAGCATCGACAATCACTCCAGAAGCTATAGCCATAACACCCGCATTTGTAGATGTAACATCACCAGTTAAAGTTACTTCGGTTGCTACATTAGATCCATTACCTAGATAAAATTTAGCGTTAGCCAAAGTCTCTAAGGCATCTATATCTGATATATTAGTTGTTATTTGAGTCTGAGCGTTTGAACTTAATGTATTTATATATCCTAATTCTGTGTCTGTAATTTCACCATCAATTAACTTAGTGGCACTAATAGCTGCTGAAGCGTTTATATCTGCATTTATAATAGACCCCGCAGTGATAGAATTAACACCAGCATTTGTCATTGTCACATCACCACTTGGTGTAACTTCAGCAGCGACATTTGACCCATTGCCCATATAAATTTTACCATTAGCTAAAGTCGTTAGTCCAGATATATTGCTTGTATTAGTTGAGGTACTTGAAACAGTTGAAACTAAACCAGCTACATTAGTATTTATGTCAGTTCTTTGAGCTGTATTGGTATCTCCTATGTCTGAAATACTACTTAAATTAGTTGCAATACCACCAGCATTTGCTGTTAATTGTGTTTGTGCGTTTGATGATAAAGTACCTATATATCCGAACTCTGTATTATTAACACCGCCACCAGCTAATTTAGTCGCTGTAATTCCAGCACTTGCATTTATATCAGCATCTAGTATAACACCAGAACTTATAGAAGTAACACCTTCTCTAGTTGTTGCAATATCACCAGTAATAGCTTTCATGGCTGGTTCGTTTGAAACATTACCTATATAGATATATCCATCTGTTAAGGCAGAAGTCGTACCAGAAGTTATTGAATTTATTTGTGTTTGAATTGCAGAAGTAACACCATCAACATAGTTTAATTCAGTTGTAGATAAAGTCGCACTCTCTAAAATACCCAATTCAGTTTCAGAAACATTAACAGAACCTATACCAATTTCACCCGTAAATGTTGGATTTGCATTCAAGGCTTTTAAGTTAATCTGAGTTTGGATTGCACTTGTTACACCGTCTACATAATTCAATTCAGCCATTGAAGCAGTTAAAGCCACCCCCGATAATTGGAAAGCTGTTGTAACATTTAGAGTTGGTATAACAACTGTGCCAGTAAAAGTAGGACTTGCTAAAGTCGATCTCAATAAAATACCCGCAGTATTTGTATTCACGTTAGTTCTTATTGCTGTTACAGAATCCGCATTATCTGAGACACCACTTGTATTTGTTGCTATATTGGTCACATTGGTTGCCACGTCAGTAGCTAAAGTATCATGATTATATTTAGTATTATATAAAGTAGAATCAGCCTTTAACATATAATCAGATGCAACCGAACCACCTAAAGAATCAGCATTACCAAGAGTAGTACCACTCAAGGAATCAGATATTAGGGCTTTAACCGTAACCGTGAAAGTTGTCAAGGAATCGTTTATATCCCCGACTCTTGCATTTTTAGTTAATGTCTGCCCGTATGCTAAACTTGAAATAAATAATAATAAAATAAGTTTCTTCATTATACCCATGCGCTCCCGTCCCACCATATGGCAGAACCTATTGTCGTATCAAAATACATAAACCCAACATTAGACGTATCTAAAGTTGGTCTTTCTGCTGTTGTTCCATAAGTTTTTGTTACTGTGCTTCCATCATTAACACTTTGCTGTACTATTAAAGACCCCGTGTGAGATATATAATCTGAGCCAGTGTCTATTGTTACATCATAATAATAAGCTTGTACATCTAAACTTAGTGTATTGGTTCTTGTTAGTTTAGCTAAGAAAAGTCCATCAGTTGCTGAAGTAGCTTCTATTTCAGTTGTACTTCCACCAGCAGCAGCATTCTTTCTTTGAAATTCTGTGTCGGTAGATGTTGTAGACTCTTTCACCGTCATTGTAATTAAAGCAGATGATAAATCTATAACACCACCCGCATTGTTAAAAGCTTGTAAAGGAAAGTTTTTTGATTCTCCTTTAACAAGGTATAGATTTTTAGTCAAACTCATATCATCTCCACTAACTTAAATGTGACTTCGCCCAAACCTTCCTTAAACGAAATGTCTTGTTTTGTGATTAAAAATTGTGCTGAATTATTCTTGCTTGTTGGCATTCTTGTAGGTACGTTTATTTTAACTAAGTCACCTTTTTCATATTTTATATGGTCTTTAACATCACCAATATATCCAACTACTAATCTTTGGAAAGTCTTTTCTTTTATTATCCTTTGAATAAATGCTAAAGCCGTTGTTTCATCATGTATAAAATTTAAGTCTATTTCTAATTCTCTTGAAACTCTATAATTTACTTCAGCGTTTTCGCAGTAAGTTTTATAAGAAGTTAAAGAGGTACTATTTGTTTCATTTTTATTACAAGTCAAAGTCTTAGAATACTTATTTTCTTGAGGTAGATAATTATAATTAACTATAAAACTTGTAAATATATCGTCAACATCTGATAAGGCTGCATCACATAAAAGATTCCCACCTTTTTCTATTAAAGGACTTGATAAAGTACCGTCACTTGTCCCCGTTTCGATTGGCATGATTCTATATTTACCATAAGCTTTATATAGAGAACACTGAGCCTCAAAAGCTATATTGTCTAAAAATGTATAAGCTTCTATTTGTGAATCTAGGTTAATTCTACCCTTCCAATTTGTTTTAATAGTTGCACACGCATCGAAATAATCAGTATCAATTAAATTATTACCTTGAATATTAGTCATATAAAGTTTGTCAGTATAACCTATATCAACCGTATCTACTGTGCTTATATTACATCTCTTTGTTGACCCAACATAAGAGTCTACTTTCTTAATCCAACCCTTTGTCACATTTATTAAATAAGCATCTTTATAATAGTTATCTGCTGTAGAGATTAACCCATGTGTACTATTAAATGATATATAACCTATACTATATCCAGAAGCCTCTAAATCGTATTCACATAAAATTACATCTCTTATAACTGACTCAATTTGATACACTATGTTTTCAATTAAGTCACCTTCATTAAAAGAGTTAGTTCTACCAGTTAAGTCTATCCAAGGTCTAAAAGGCATTCCTTTAACGCTTGCATAAACTTTAGAATCGGCATTATATTTAATTTCACCAAAGTTATATCTTAAATAAGCGTTTCGTAATTGATCTATTTTCTTTTTCTCAGATAAAAAATCGCCCATTAACCTCTCCTTATGGTAATGTTACCATAGAACTGTTGTATAGTGATCTCCGTTGCTAATACATAAGCATCTGAAACTCTAACTATTTCTGAGCCAGTATTTTCTATTATATATTCGATCGAACTTAATTCCTCTAATGTCCAAGGTAATTCTTGGTTCGGTTTCTTATCTATTGTTGTTCCGAAAGCTCTTTGATTTATAGTTGGTGTAGTTGTTACACTTACACTAGCACTTGTTGTAGACCCTCTGTCTGAGTTCCTTCTTATATCTACACTACTTGTACCCGTTCCACAAGCTAAAGTTGAGCCAAATATTGCTGCATTAGCTGTTAATGGATCTAAAAGCCCAGTATCGGAAGTTGAAACACTACTGTTTAATGTAATGGATAACTTATCTCCTACTGGAATACTTACATAATCAGTTGTAATATCGTTGTCTAATTCTTTAATACTAAAAACCTCAGATTCAGAACCAACTACAAAGTCATACATATATAATGTGCCCTTAATATCAGACCCATAAACTCTCGTTGTTGGATTTAATTGTATAGAAGATCCTTCAAAACTATTTGTTTTAGTATAAACATCGGCTTCCATTCTCATAAAACTATTTATACCAGAGATATATTTTAATAATATTCCACTTGCCTCGTCTGAATAGCATTCGTGATAAGCATATTTATATTCTAAAGTATCTTTATCAAATAAAATAGACTTACCTAAAAGAGCTGGTCTTGTTAAATATTGATTAAAACTACCATAGATTAAAGGAATAACTGAGCCTTGTTCATCTGTGGAAACGTCTTCTATATAAGATATGCCATCGTCATAAGTGTCTTGCACTTTGTAATGTGGAATATTTACATTAGTAAATTCATTATTTGCGTAGCACAATAAGTCTGTTTGATCTCCAGTATAAGAGTAGTCTATTACATTTTGGTCTGAAAGCCAAGTAATTTGAGTATCAGATGTCGCAGTATTCCAAACTATACCTACTTCGGTTTCACGGTTTATAATATAAACACTATTATTAGGATAAAAACTATCATACCAACTATTAAAAGTTGTGTTATCTGTGCTATTACTTATTAAAAGACTCATTGACCCTAAAACAGACATTCCACCACTATAAGAAAGTTCACCATCGGTTAATTTTTCGCTATGTTGGTTTATCTTCAAAACTTTACCGTCATAAAAATTAGTCAACTGAATATCATTAGTAGATAGATATACAGTCCCTAAGTCTAGGTTAATTTTGAATACCCAAATAAGGTCTTTATCATATCCAGCTGTCATGTTAAGTGTTCGCATTAAAGAACTCTTCTCTTTTCTAATTGACCTTGTACGTTAGGTATAGCGACCTCTGTGGCTCTTTGTATCTGTTGGCTACCTACTTGTACTAAAGTTGAACTATTACTCTGTGTTGAGCCAAATAAACCGTCTAACAACCCACCACCAGGTATCAAAGCACCAAAAATTGAGCTTGAAACATCTTGAGCAAATAAGTCAGCTAGTCCCATTCCTATATTTTGTGCTAGTTGTTCAAATAATGAGTTCGCTTCGCCAAAAATATTAGTCCAAGCATCACTGAACGCATTAAATAAAGTTCTTGCACTTTCATTCGCTATTACATCAAACTCTCTAAATTCAGATCGCATAATTTCAACATCTGGTAAAACTTTCGGACTGCTTAATATCCCGAGTGCTGATTTACTTGTTGTTGGCATACCAGTTGTAGCACCAGATCCACCTAGTTGACTTGCCTTTGTCAATACGTCTACATATTTAGTAAATAAAGGAACTATAAAAGATATTTCTTTCTTTTGTTTCTTTATTTCTGTTGTTACTAATTCCAGCGAATTTGCCTCATCTTGTAGCCGTTTCCGTAGTAGTTTAGCAAACTCTTCTAGCGTTAAATTCTTTTCGCCAGTGAGTGCCCCTTCGTTTGGGTGTTTAAGTCCTACAAATTCTTGATAAGCTACCTTAAAATCTTGTATTGACTTAACCGCACCCTTAATCCATAATACAGTATCCTTGAATGCTATTGCTAAATCCAAAACTACTGGCAACAATTCTTGCCCTATTTCTTCTTGAATGTCACCCAATTCATTAGAAATATTTTTCATCTTCCCAGCATAAGTATCTAAAGCACCAGCAGCTTGACCACCAAATTTATCATTAAGGTTGCCGACTAAAGAGTTTAATCTGTCAGTTGAACCAACAGCGCCGATAACCTCTATACCATATCTAGATAATGCGTTTGTAGAAGAGCCTATTGTTTTAGACAATAAATCAGCAGCAGTGACTAATGTCATTCCCTTCGCTTCTGCTAAATCTAAAGTAGCTACGGTTAATTTTTTTATTGCCTCTTCATCTTTAGTGAATGCAGCGATCAATGCTTGGGCTTCAATTATAGCTTCATCACCGAATGCAGTTTGTTTTTGTAATTCAGCCGCATATTTTTTTAGCCCCTCGGTAGATTTGCCATAGGCAATTTGTAGTTTTTTCTCTGCCGTCTCTTGGATGCCAGCTAATTTTACAGACTCTTTCCCGAATTGTATTAACTTTGTCACGCCAAAAGCTAATCCAAGCCCAGCACCTAGTCTTAATACACTAGCACCCAACCTTTTGAAACCACTTTCGGCTTGCTTAGTATCAGCCTTAACCTTCATCAATATATCTTTAGTTGGCATTAAAATATCCTTGTTGTTAAAATACTATCTAGAATAGTTACGCTATCTTTCCACATTGAACAATTATAATCGACTGGTGGCACAGCCTCACTTTTACGGTATAAATATTCTTTTACTATCACTTCAGTTCTATGGTCAATAATCTGCAAACCACTAATTCCTAATTCTTCTAATATTTGCCATGTCTTTTTACGTTTCGTTTTACCGTCAATCTCAATAAATGAATCTCTGCTTTCTGCAACTTCTGTATATAAGTCAATAAGTTTGTCTAATGTTTCTATCCCAATCTTTCTATGACCTCTACCCTCAAATCTATTTATTATAATTGGGAACTTTTCTCTCTTGCCAGAAAGCTTACCATCAGTCATTAACTGACCAGCAATTAAGACTTTTTTTTATCATTCTCGGTGAATTTTAAGTCTTTATAAATAATACTCCACAAAGTTGTTAGTTTGGCTACGTCTAAAACGAAGATTTTCCATAAACTATCCTCTAACTCGTTGTCCACGATAACACATTCCTCGTCTATACCTTCCCATCCCTTTATAACAAACTTCATATATAGTCTTGCATATTTTAAGTTCTTTACGGCTGTGTCAATAGAGCTATCTATCTGTATTTCTTGCAACCTCATCTCTTGATCTTCATTTGGTTGTGTTATTAAGAACTTTAACTCGCCTACCGTTTTCCAATATGGCTTAAATGGGTTTCTCGTTAATTTCATTACCACCCCTTATCAATAGAGTCTGACATTCCAACTATACCGATAAAACCAGCATTCGGTCTGTATGCCATAAATTCGAATCTAATTGCGAAGTAATCACCTTCAATTATTTTAGGTGAAGCTGTTAAATAATTTATTGCGTGACCAAATTCTAATCCACCATCATTTGACCAAGAAGTTCCGTTATTAAATGCTGTCAACACTACTACATCACCGTCTTTATAACCTTTGACTGCCTTATAAGTTGATGAGTTGTAAGGTATATCAACTGTAAAACTTAAGTCTCTTGTTCTTTTATAGTTGTTAGGTTTTCCACCAGTAGTCACACAATCACTTGTAATGTTGTTATTTAATGTCATTGCAAATTTACGATAACAACCACCCATATTATCACCACCAACTGTTAGTTGAGTAGATGCTAATGTGAACCAATTAGTAGAAGCACTACCAATATTATAATAACTGGGCTCATAAGAGTTAGAATAAGTCGTTCCATCTTCATTTAACCACACAGATGAAAAGTCTTGCTCTGTGTTGAGTTCACGTCCTACCCAAACACCGTTCATTTTCACATATTTGTTTTGTCCAGTACCTAATTGATCCCACTCGACTGTTAGGCTGTCAATTACTGCATTCTCTAATAATTCACCGTCATTTATCTCACTAGGTGTATTACTATGATTAGAATCTGTTGCTACTGAGAAAGTTACTCCATCACCACTTTCAAAAGCATACTGACTATCACCACAATCAAACACTTTAGAATAAGGTGTAGTTGCTCCCTCTGTACCATATAAATCCCAAAAGGCAGCTTTAAGATGATCCGCAGCATTCTTTTCAGTTAAGAAACCACTAAAAGGTATTCTCTTTAATCCAGAAATCGAATCATTAACTCTACGTCCTTGTTCAGCCATTTCACTGAATGAACCAGTAAGCTCAAAATTATCTTCAGTCTTACCGAAATCTGGCAAAGCGACACCAACGTCATAACCTTGTCGCTTAAATTGTGTTGAAGCAGTTGCGGGTGTAGACCACGCTGCTGTTGCTGTTTCTTCTATTATCCCTACTGTCTGTCTTTTGGCTAGAATATCAGTTGCCATTTTTTACCTCTTTGTTTAACTTGACCCATTGATTTATTTTCATTAAATCAAGTTCTTCTTTTGTAACTTCAATAATTTCACCAGACCTTAGGGCTGTTCCTCTTTCACGCCCCAATATCTTAGGAATAGAAACTCGATTAGTTAATTTGTCTTTGATTACTTTATAAGTCTTATTTTCTAGCATTGTTTATCTCCATATCCAAACTCTAGCTTTCCTAAATATATAAATTGGTTATCTTCTTTTTTAACTATTTCATTATCTGTTATTTCTCTAGCTAACTTATGGAAAGCTGAGTGTAATACTTCGAACTTATCACATACATTATCATATTCTCTAGCTGTCTGAGCTTTATAAGTCACAACTAATCTATAAAACCTAGTCCCTACTAAAGAACCACCAGATACAGTTTCACCATCAATACTATAAAATATTAAGCTATATCCCATATTCATATATGCAGTTGATATATCTTCTGTATCAGTGTCTAAGACATTAGGCATTTCTTTATAACCCAGTTCTTTTAATCTATCTCTCAAGACTTTTACATCTATTTTATAACTCATTATCCCCTACTTATAGTTACTTGTCTATAATCAGCTTCACTTTCTTCAATACCAATTTCCTCATCGTCATCCGAATCATAATAATATTTATTTTCAACTAAGTAATTTTGGTACATTCTTTCATATTTCTCTGCCTTTGCGGTAAATATGTCGGCACCAGTTAAAACCAATGTCTCACATACCAAACTTAACGCTCTCCATAAGTGTAGGTTCTCATAGGTCGTTTCAACTAAGTAAGACTTAAATATTACCGTAGACGTGGAGTCCGTTTTCTGTATTCTGTAAAATTTATATATCTCTAATTCAGTATTAGCTCTAACTTCTAACATTAAAAATTTATGATTACCTATCTCATTTACTTGCTCTGTACTCACAGTAGACCAACTGTCAGAAGTTGAATTACGACCTTGTAAAGCAAATATAGCATTCCCAGTTAAAGAAGTTACATTGACCACCCACCTCAATCGTTCTACTCTATCCTCTTTGCTTTCAGTACCGTTGTAGGTAGTCGCTGTAACCGTTTTAGATGTTTCTTGTAGCCATAATTTCTTACATAGCTTTCTAAGGTCTAAGTTTTGGTTCTTAATATCTTGTATCATTAACTTATAAGAAGTTGAGATAGCTTCTTGATAATCTACTTGGTTGTCGTGTAAATGATCTTCAAGTAAAGGCTCGTTATCTATTAAATCTTTATGTACTAAGTTTGTTTCAATCATATCTCACTCATTCTAAATTTAGTTACATCTATTTCTTTATCTTCAGCCAATTCTATTATTAGAAGCTTACCTCTTGCCATAAATCTTTCACCAGATTTAATCTCTTGTGTATTGAAACTACTGCCACTATTTGAAACCGTTATGTCACCATCAGACTCAAAGTCTATTTTATAAGATTTTCCCAGTGTCATATTATCATTCTCAAATATAAGAAGGGGTGAAGTCCTTAACAAAAACCCGTTTCCTATATTTTCTCCGTCTATTTCATATATTGGTGAGCTCAATTAGAAACTCCTATATTGTTCAAACCAAACACCAGAAATACTTTTGAATACAACAAAATTATTACTATTGCCTGTTACATCTGCATTCCCTTTGGGTCTTATTAACGCACTACCGTATTTGATAGTTGAATTAGGATCTAACCTAATTTTGATTTCTTGCCCTTCGGTTGCATCATCGAAATCTGTAATATCTGTTGCCGCGGAGTTAGCACAAGCATAATAACCCCACCCAAGAACTGATGGTGTTGCATCACCCGCAGTGAATGAATCAGATTTGCCTTCTAAATAATCATTTATAAATTCGTTGTTTTCTAACACCCTAAAATGATTGTGATCTCTTGGTATGTTTATTTTCCCAACAATTATACCATCGAATGTATTACCTATTGCGACTAAAGAATCTAAATAATCGGCTGTCTCTTCAAATAAGAAAAAATGACTTCCAATAGTTCCTCTGATTATATTGCCATTTATAGTTTGCTTTGTATTTTTATACGTACTGGCTAATTGTGCTAGATAAATTGCACATCCACTTCTTGCGGGATAAGGGTCATCTATAACGTTGTTTATTATTACATTTCCTTCGACATCCATGTGTGACCAAGCCTCTCCATCTGGGGGTGCTGAGTAATTAGGTCTTGAAAATAGAGCACCAGCATCAGGCGAATCTTCCCAATGATTTTCTATTGCGATTGCACATGAATAATAATTCTTTATTTTATTTGCATCAACGATATTATAATTAGTATCACAAGCTATGTAAACTCCGTAATTTGTACCAGCATCAATTATATTGTCATAAACAGTATTATGGCTTGAACCAGTTTGAATACTAACACCAGCTTCACCACCTACGGGATCACCAGAAACATTTCTCATAACATTACAAGATATTTTATTATGCCAAGCATTATAAGCTAACAAAACACCCGAACTACCAAAGCTTAGGAACTGGTTATCATTTATAATATTGTATGTAGAACCAGCAGCTATGTATACACCTCTATGGGATTGATTTACGCATTGATTGCCTTGTATAATATTGTGGTCACTGGCTATTATATTTATTGCATAGCTACCATTTATTAAAATATTATCAGTTACTATATTATATTTGCAAGGTGTGATCGGGTCAGCGAAAGCTCCATCAAAGAAACCACCGAAACCATCAGCACTTTCTTCACCCAATAAATCAACCAATAACCCTCTTTGGGTCGGAGAGTCATAACCAGTTATTGTATTACCAGAAATTTTATTATAATTTGAGCCAGCACCCAACAGAATACCATAATGATTTAATGTAGCACTATTAATAAATCCATATATGTTAGAATCTAAGTAGTAATTATATGAGGCTCCGTTACTATATATACCGACATAATCACCACCAGCCATATTCAAATTAACCTTGACAAAACAATCCTCAACATCTGAGTCAACTACGATAACGCCCAGAGTGGAACCATCACTACTCAATATTGTAGACTCAGAAAAATCGAACCCCTTAACTCCACTAGGTATTGTTATAATAGAAACTAGATAAGTCTTGCCAATTCCACCTTTCAAGATAGCACCCGAAGAGGCGGCAGCGGTTAAAGCTGTTGTCATAAGGGTAGTGTCATCAACTACACCATCTCCAGTTAAACCATAATCATCTACATTTATTTGATTGAGATATTTTCCTTCAAATACCTCTACACTATCAGTAGTTGTTTTAACTAAAAATTGATTATCTTCATATTCACTTGCTTTGACTACTGATAGACTCATAAAATTCTCACGTTGTTATTGTACTACCACTAACGGTAGCTTCTATTTCAGACCATTCGTCTATGTCTGCTACTAAATTACTATAAGGTTCTGTTAATCTTTCTAATCGTTCAGTCTCTTGCCTTATCCGTCTATTTACAGACTTTTCGGCTTCATGCTGATAATGGATATGACAATAAGGTCTGCCATGCCAATATTCAACATTAGTTACTAAGTGTTGACCACAAGTTCTACAATTAGCTGTTATTTTCATCTTTCAAGAAACCGTATTTTTTTATTCCATTAAAGACGTGAATTTCTTTTAATATTTCACCTTTGCCAACTTTAGATAACATTGTCCTATAAACGACCCAATCAAAATTTTCTTTTAATTCTATTTCCTTCAACTCTTCTGGAGTTTTAACTAGTGCGGCTATTTCACCGATTGTTAGTTCTTTACTCATTGTATTTCCTTTAATATAGGGGCACGAATGCCCCGTTTAATTATGAAGTTGATAAATTGTTACCTTGCCAGAATCTCCAGTTATCCATACCGGCACCAAATCTTGTATCTATTGTTACGTGATATTTCTTGTCTTCTTCGTCTTGATAAACGTCTATAATTGGAGCACGTCTTTCGTAGAATTTAAGACCCTTTTTAGGAACGCCTAAGAACCAAGCATCTGTATCTGTTAGATATTGCCATTCAATAGGTGTAACTAATCCTTCAACACTTGATCTAAGATTAGCTGTATCTGTATTTCTTAACACTTCGTCTACTGAGAATCTAAGAGCTGACGGAATAAGAATAACTTGAGGTCTTAAAGCAATTTTATTGCCTTTCTCATCATAGTTATTAGAGTTTGTCATTCGGTTATAAGCAGTCTGCAAGTTAGCACCACTAAAAGCTTGAGCGATTGAGTTGAAGTAACTACCACCACCCTTTGTTGTATGCTCATTCCCTTCAAGTGCGAAGAAAGGTTGTCCATCATAACCTAAATCGCCAGTATCATCTGCGATAACACCAGTAATTGCATTATTAAATACATCATGACCCGCTGTATATCCACCTTTATTAAAGAACTTAGCTGCAAATTCTTCTTTAGTGTCAATTAAGCCTTGTTGCCAGCCAGATGCAAATTTTTGTAAAATATTTCCCAATTTTGAAGGTGTAAAATCTTCCACTGTATTGCTAGTTAGTGTAAATGAATCTGAGAAATCTCTAGCTTTATGCGGAATTGTATATCCTTCGCCTGGGTTTGATTGTGCTATCTTGTCACCTTCTTTTCTTTCTGAAAGTTTGCTCATTCCTAAAGCACTTGTAGATTGTTCGTAAGCACCTTCCATTTGAACTACTTCAAAAAGCTGAGGGTAGACAGCTTGTAGTTTTTGGTATTGTTCAGCTTCCATGTAATACTGATACATATCTTTCTGCATACCTCTTGTAAAATCACTTCTAAAAGCCATTATTCAACCTCCTATGTGTCACCTTGAGCTTCGTCTGAATTAAGGTGAACAACCACATCAGTTACAGCAGCATCGTGCTTATAGTCTGTGCCTAGTCCGTCAATTATAAATACATCAGTTGAAGATGTGCCAACATCTACAGTAGTGGCTGTTCCGTCATTAACAGAAACTAAATCACAAGCATTTCCCTTCATTGCAGCAGTGACAGTGTCATCTGCTGGTAGTAAAAAGCGTGCGTTTGCACGAACTGGGATTACTGGGATTTCGTCAGCACCAGCTGTTGCGCTTGATTTCCAATAGTCATCACTTGTGCTTTGTCCTTTACCAGCGGGTGGTAGTGCTATTCCATATAGCTTATCTGTTGCTGTTATTGCCAATTCTATATGCCCAGATCCATCTAAGAAGACAGCGTTAACCCCTTCATGATAGAAAAACTGGTCAGCAGCGACTGGCATCATAACAGTTTCGGCTATGTTTAGTGCGCCATATTTTAGACTCATTATGTTTCCTTTTTGTGTTTGTTTTCTAAATCAATTCTTTTAATCTTCAAATCTTTGAAAGCCTCATAAGCTTTTTCTGTATCGTGACCAGGAAACTGCATTATAGCAGTATGTTTTTCTTGTTCAGTTAACTCAACCTTTGCATATTCTTTAGCACCCTTATTAGGGTTGTCGACTCCAATATTAGCAACGGTTTTTAATAGCTTATTACTCAACTTCTTTAAGGCTGGTAATTTTAGCACGTCAAATGACTCGTCATAATCTTCACCTAGTGCGGTTTTAATCAATTCACGTTCAGTAGTTTCCATTTCCGTGTATGCACTTGCTAAAGGTGATAATTCTGCAATGAGTTTTTCTTTCTCTACTAACAATAATTCAAACTCACCTTTTTTCTTTAGGTCATCCTCTTTTTCTTTCTTCTCACCAGCAGCGATTTTATCTAGTTTCGTTTGCAAGTCTTTTGCTGCGATTCTATTTGAAGCCGCATCTCCTCTGGTTTCTTTTATTATTCTTACGAGTTCTTTCACATCCAAACTGTCTAAGTCTGAAGGTTGTATAGGATCTACCTTTGGTTCCTCTTGTGGGTCTACCACTATTTCTTTAATTTCTGACATCTTGTCATAATTCCTTTTAATTTATTAAGATTGTGCTGATAATCCAGCAGTTGCGTATGTTGCTCCATCTTGTTGAATAACAAATATGTTCTGTCCAGTTGTTCCCATTACAGTAACGTCTACTACAGCACAAAGTCCGTCACAGAATACAGCACCTTCTGTTTGAGCTGCTCCGAAAGCTATTGCTGCTGCTGGTACACCCGCCGATAATGGATTGTTAAAGAAAGTACAACCCTTAAAGGTTAACATTCTTTCCACATCTGTTGCATTTGCTCCATAGATAAATACTTTATCAGTATCATCAGCTTTTGCTAAGAATAGACAGTTTTCAAAATATCCATCTCTACATTTCTTACCAGCTACAATACCACCAGTTACTATTACATTAGGTCTTATACCACCAGTAATATTAGCAGTTGAGCCGAAAGTACAGTCATAACATTGTGTCGAATCACCATTAAGTGCAAATTCTGAAGCTCCAGCGTCATCTAAATCACTAGATTTGTAGAATGAACAGTTTTTATAAGTTGTAAATTCACCAGCATCGACTACAGCATAAAGACCTTCTTCTACTGTATTACTTGAAGAGAACTTGATACCTATAAAATTATTTCTTACACCAGTGACTTTTAATACACCTAAATCAGTAGCTGCTATTGTTACACCGATTGAAACTCTAGCACCTTGACCGAAATGTTTAGCCCCATTAGCACCGATTACTGTGATACGGTTTTTAGCCCATGTAATCATAGCTGTTTCTACTACTTCTGAATCTCCATCAATAACTATTACGTCATCGTTGTTTGAAGTACAAACTGCATAAGCACCAGAAAGTGTTTTCTTTGGTTGTGCCTTTGTACCGTTATAACTGTCATCGCCATTACGATAATCTACAAAATAGACTTCGCCAAAATTAAAAGGCAATTGACCACCGTAAATTGTTTGACCGAAACTTGAAACTCCGTTTGGAAAATGTGTTAAACCCATCTTTTATAACTCCTTTAACTAGGGACATTTATTATCTGCCTTGGAAAATTGCATTCCAACTTACCCGTTGTTTATTGCCTTTATTGGCTGTTATCTTTGTTCTACCTTGCTACCTACACCAACTCTGAAGTATAATAATGTAGACAAATCATCATTTATTGTTAAAGTCATCTTGTCTTCATCTTCTGCTTTAAGTACAATTTCTTCATTAAATTGAATGTTAACAGATACCCAATTATTTGTGGCATCTCCACCTTGACCCGTGATAGTTGCATTACTTAATGTCATGAAATCAACAAACTTGCTTATTGTTGCTGCGTTTACAGTTACCCCATTGGTTATTCTTTTATAACCAATACCATTTGCTATTGAAACACCAAGTAAACTACCATAGGGAAGTTGAGGCGGGGTTGCATCTCCCACCGCTGCACATACTATCTGGAAGCTTTTAACTAATAACCAAGTGCCTAAATCTGGTTTTAATTCATAAGTAATAGGGTCGCCAGTTGTTTCAATCTGAATATCATCAAGATAATACTTAGGGGCTTTACCTTCTGATGCTGCTTGTAAAACTCTAAGCGAATCAATAGTCAAATCTGTTAATCCCATATCCGATAATGGTATTGTTATCTTATGATAAACATCATAATCTAAGAAATCAAAATAATCACTTAAATCTACCGCAGTCCCAACTTGAGCATTTAAGCCCGCTTTGTCCCACGCATAAAATTCTACCGCATCACCTAGTTTCCAATCTTTATCTACATAAATCCACATAGTAATAGCTACATGACTTGTTAAATCAAAATCAGCTTCATTATCAAAGTCATAAACATCACCCACTGGTGAGTTATCAACCTTTAAGGCATAAGTTCCAGAATGCGGGTGCTCATCATTTATAGGTGTTGTTTTACCACCACCTACGATGTCATTAAAGACCCATAATATAGCTTCCGCAGTATAAACCGACTCAGCACCAACACCGAACCCAGCATCTTGATTCATCTCGATACCATAAGTATCATTTGAGAAATAAGCTAATTTATTCTCAAATTCACGATAAGGTACAGTAGCCACAGCTAAAGCTTGACAACCACAAGTATCTTTCTTAACAACTTCCGCTGTTATCTTAGTCGCACTATCTGTTATATGTGATTTAACTGCCATTATTATCTATGTTTTTGATGATAACTGATTCCCATTCCAAATCTAATAGCTATATTGCCCGTTGTAACATAAACCGTCAATACTTTGTTTTTCGGCACTATGAAACTACTTGCGGGTGCTATTCTTTCACTACTACCAGTCGATTTAGTAAAACCGAACACCGTTACTCCACCACTTAGCCCCGTGATATTTGTCCCAGTTTCGAACGTTCCAGTTGCAACATTACCACTCCCAGCGTTTCTATTTGCTGGTGTTGTTGTTGTTCCATCTACCGCTGTTCCTCCATCTCCCAATTTGATACTAAACGTCTCTGCTGATGCTGCATACATCATCATTTCAGAAACTATCATATCTGTTTCGCTAGTATTCTTTATATACATAAAACAACCGAGTGCAGCACCAGTAACTTCTGCTGGTGTAAGTGATGCAAATACACTAAATGCTTGACCATCATCATGATTGACTTCATGCTCTTTTGTAACCATAACCGCAGATGTAAGTAATTGATTCTCGCTATTTACAGCAGCCCCAAATCCATTACCCGTTGCGCCTTCTATTTGTAAACCCATCTTATCCTCTTATTGTATTTTTGTAACATCAAGCTCAAACATCGCCACGTTTATCGCTATAATTTGGCTTGTATTACTTGCTGGTGCTGTATAATTTATACCTATAGAATATCCTGGTGGAATTACAATTCTACCCTCGTCTATTACATTACTCCCTTCACCCAAAGCACCCCACCAAAAATGTGAGCCAGAACCATCTACTTGAGTTGTCATGGTTTTCTTAAAAGTCCCAACCATACTAAGACCACTTCCAAAATTGCTATTAACTGGTACTATATCTGTTCCACCAGTTATAGTTGAGTTTTTATAATACTCAATAACACCAGAACCAGTTCCACCCGTACTCGCCCATATATCAACGAAGACTCTATCAATAATAATCACCATATCTGGATTTGTATTATCATTTTTAATGTAAATCATTGGTGTTTCGGCTGCATCTGTAATTGTGACTTCACTAGTTGATGCTTCATAATATTGTCCATCTACAGAAGCGTGTAGTCTTTGTTCAACGGCTGTAGCTCTTGTAATTAACTGATTATCGTCATTAACTTTAGCTAAGAACCCTTTCCCCGTTCCATCTTTAATCATATCTGGCATCACTCAACCTCTGCATTATTTATCGTTGTATCTGTCATTAAACTTAGGTATAAATTCATTTTCTTCAATTCCTTTAATATATCTGTTTGCAATTGTTCTGCACTTATATCTGTTACGTTAGATTTCTCTTGATTCCCCTCTGTTGTTTCTGTACCAGTTGGAAATGTAGTGCCTTTACTATGACTAGTTAATTTCTTTCCACAATCAGCCAAGTAATTCACCTAATAGTCTAATTTCTATTTTAAGTATAGTAACCACGTCTGAATCTTTGTTCTCTCTATGTGCTTTAATAAATTGTGCTTGTTTAGCCCTCAATGTCAGTTCAACTAATGAAAACTCAATCATTTTATCCGCATACTTCTTAGACCGTTTAGTAAAAGATAACCACCAATTAAAACGAGCCCAAATAAGCTTAATTTTATGTTTAGTTGTCATTGTCCAACTCTCTTTTTTGCTATCTCGAAATAATTATCATCAAGCTCAATGCCTATTCCATTTCTATCTGTATTTTGACACGCTATCATTGTAGAACCACTACCCATTGTGAAATCTAGTACAGTTTCATTTTCGTTCGTATATGTCTTAATTAAGTATTCCATTAAGGCTACTGGTTTTTGTGTTGGGTGTACTTTCCCTTTCTGTGAAGCATTAGAAAACTCTTGGATAGATATTGGGTATCTTTCTTTATATTCATATAACTTGCTCTCTTTTTCTCCATTTCCACCGAATGCCTCACCAGTTCCGTAATTTTTTGATCTCTTTATCTTGTCTCTTTTAGTCATTTGTGGATAATATGAATGACTATTAAATACACTTATTATTTCATGTGTTTTATATGGTGAATGTTTCAGATTAAATATGTTGCCACCCTTTTTCTTGTTCCATATCCAATCATATTTATAATTCTTGATATTACTCATTCTTAAAGCACTACTAAAAGGTTCACTCCCAAATAATACTATTGCTCCGTTAGGTTTAATTATCCTATTTAATTGTTCCCACATTAAATCAAATGGTATAACTGAGTCCCATTTACAAGCTGTTGTTCCGTAAGGAGGATCACAAATAACAACGTCTACACTTCCAGACTCTATCCCTTGCATCTCAATAAGGCAATCACCATGTATTAGGTTAATCATTCTTCCACCATCATTTTAATAGTAAAGCTTTCATCTAATGTAGAACTTGAAACCGTGACTGTAACGACACCTCTTATCGGTATAGCAACTTCTGGAGCGAAATGTCCAGTAATTGAACTCTCACAAAATACATCCATGTCGTTATCATCTATAATGTTAAGATTATACTCATTAGCATCACTTAAAGGGCTTATAATAAACTGTCTCATTATACCTCTAATTGAAGCCTCGGTATTGACTGAGAAAGTACCCGATACAGTAGATTCTATGAAGTATTCTTTATGTATTATCATCTTCTACCGTTTCTTCTGGTTCATTAAACAAATTCTCAAATTGAGTCATAGGTTTTACTGCTAATTCGTCTGCTAAAGCTTTGTTATCTTTTAATATCTGTTCAGCTTCTTCTTTCTTCAAGTCTGGATTATCTTCCATTAACCAATCAACCGCATTACCCATAAATCGTTTTTCTTGTTCTTCTCTATCTTTCCACTTCTCATCTTCAGTCTTAGGTATGCCTATTTCAGCAAAATCAACTCTTAATTCTGTATTGTCTGGGATCTCTTTTAGTTTGTTATCTTTAAGTGAAGCGTAATAGTTGTTAACTGCTTTAATTACTCTGAATCTGTCTTGTTCAAACTCTCTGCAAGGCTCTAAGTCGTCTTCTCTTATCTCTATTTGGTTTATCCTATCCATTACCTTAGAAAAGCCAGAAGTTGCCTTAATCTCATGTGCAAATGTATTAGGGTCTAATCCATAATTAGCTGCAAGCGTTTCGATACGCCAACTAATTAAGGCTTTAACTTTATCTATCTCTGCATTATGAGAAACATATTCTATACGTGGAGCAACCATATCTGTGTTGACATTATCTACTGAAACTGGGTGTTTTGGACCGACTGCTAATCTTTTAACCCCATCACCGTCATCGTCACTAGCTTTCTTGTCTAAACCACAATTAACAAACAAAGGTGTTCCCCATGCTCCCAATATTGTCTGATTTAATAAGTCTGTTAAGAGTACATTAACAAGTTCATTAGTGTTCACTATGTTATGTTGACCAACACCCCAAAAGTCTTCCATTTCTTCCATTCTCATAATGGCGAAGTTGACAAGACCGAACGGGTTAATCATTTTAGGGTTTTCTTTGAACGGTACTTTGTTACCATTAGCATCAAACTTGAAAAGGTCTTTATCTGTGACAACAACCGTATACAACTCATCTTTGTCTTTGCCGTTCTTGTAATACTTATCATATAAGAGCATTCCAATTCTAAAGTCGTCATCGTCATGTGGTATTACTGTTAATTTTGCGGGATTGATTATCTTGAAGTCTATCTTACCAGTTATCTTGTTATAAAACACTTCCATTAAAGCCGTGTTAAACAGTTTACCAAATCTATGAATCTTCTTATCCTTCGAGTTAAGTCTGTCTGTTAAGACTTCATTAAAATACTTGGTTAACTCTTCTTTTTCTGTCTCACCTTCGGATAATGTTCTTATAGCTGGTTCTGTGTAGACCGCAGACGTTTCTTTAATAAGCTTCTGAGTTATATTAAGATAATCCTTCTGAAACTCCTCAATAGATTTCTCATCAAAGGTTTTTCCTAAGGCTTCATCAAGATATTTTAAGAGTTCATCTTCATCACCATTGTAATAGTAATAGAGCTTCTCTTGGCTAGTTTTCCTCTCGTCTTCTTGCTTGTATAGATGTTCTTTATAAGCTAAATCTAATTCAACCATAGGTTTTCCTAAAATACTCTTCCGATTAAGACAATTGATCGTGCTGCAGCTTCACTAGCATCAAACTTTAACACCAGTCTATCAACTGAGTTAAAATAACGTGGATCTAGTGGATATGTTTTATTAGCTTCGATTGTATAAGTTAAATCAGATCCACCATTGAATACTGCCATAGTTTTATAAGCATCATTAACAGCATCGTAGACCTTGAATGTTAAAGTGTCTGAAGTCATTGTGGCATCCGTCATAACGCCTAACAATTTAAGTTCTTCAACTCCCTTAACCCCAAATACTGTATATAAGTCGACTATTACCGAATCAGTCGATATTACAACTGTTACTTCCTTTTGCTCTGCATTATAATCAGCTTGTGCAAACAACCCACTACACAGTAACACTAATATTATAAAAACCTTCATTATTCCCTCTCTCATTTAGCACCTACATTTATTACTATTGTTTTACGAGCCCACTTTTTAACATTAGCGTCTAATTCATTTATAAAAGCTTTCTTGGTTCGTTCCATGTTCTTTTGATTTAGTGTTGTAATACTTCTGTCTCTATTGCCTATTATTTTCATCTTATCTTTTTCTTTGTAGCTCATTATCATTGAAATAGCACTAGAACTAAGATATGCCAATCCGTTTATAAGTTCACGAGTAAGCATCATATTTGGAGTGTCTGAAGTATTCGTACTTTTGCCTTTTAATGTGTTGTTCTTATATACTGCGGTTGTACCATCTTTTAATTTACGTGGAGAGCCTAATCTCTTACCATCTGTGAAACGTCTCATCTGGTTAGTCTTATACTTCTTATATTGCTCAGAATAGACTCCACCAAAACCAGTGAAAGCTTGTACTTTACCCTTAATCATATCTTGGAATATCCATTTCTTGATTAACGTGGACAATTTCATCCAGAATGATTTCTTAAACTTCAATACCTTTTGTATGTCTAGTTTTTGTTTAGCCATTCGCATATATTAGTTTTTGTTTTAATGCTGGGCGGGTCTGGCGTAACCCATTAACATATTCTGGGAAATCATAATAAATATAATTTTGTAAATCTGAATAATCAACTTCCCACTTGTATAAGGTCTTTAAAGTAGAATCATATTTCTTAAGTTTAACAACTAAAAATTTATCTCTGAATGTTAAATCGAAATATCTAGTTCCACTTGAGTCTAAATCTTTTGTTTTATATGTGAAATAATCACTAAGACTAGTTGAAAAAACATCAATTCCATAAAACTCACTTTGCAACTTCAACGGGTAGCCCAAATATAATGTAGTACCTTTCCCTACTTTTATTTCTGGTAAATAGGCATCCCCATTTCTAGCAAGTGGCAACGACTGGATGGGGTCAAAGATCATTTTACACTTCCTTTGTCAATTTGCTTGAATAATATATCGTTCTTTTGTTTGGGGTGTTTCTTAATATGTTTATCTTCACCCAAAAGGATTTCTTCTGGGATGCCACCCGTAAAAGCATTACACTCTAATTTACCACGGTAATGGACACAGTTGAAACATCTTTTATTTTGCATTATTGACCACCTCAATCACTAAGTCGTCTAACCATTGCGGCAATGTCCCACCTTTGTTTTTTAAGGAGTAAGCCTCTGCGAATAACTCTCTTCTGTTCACTGTTGCATATTCGCTTATATTTGTTCTAATCCACTCTTTCAGTTTGGCATTAGACCCATTAAAATATTTATTGCCTATGCTGTCAAAGTTCTTACTCCACAACTTTTGAAATGCTGTGCCCGTATCAACCACCATACCACCATGCTTTTGAGTTTTTACACCAGTGTTAATATAGTCCAACTTGTGACCGTATTCATGCGCCAAGACATCACTCAACGTTTCACCTACCGTTTCATTCGTACCCACAAAGTTTTTAACTCTATACTTAGCACCGTTTAACTGCTTCAATAATTCTGGGTTGTTTGGCTCACTAACCAAGTAACCCTCTATCTCCTTAACCTTGTTCTTGTGGAACTCTAGTGTTTTGAATTTAGCGTTACCAGTGTTCATTTTTGTTTTTAAACTACGCTTCAACATTATTTCTTTAGTCTCTGAATCATAAAATCCTTGGATGAAATGGTCATCTTTTAATACATCTTTAAAGTTAATGTTCTTTAATTTTTCGCCTTTGTGTATTTTGGACAGGACTCTGTTTGTTTCATTGGCTTGCTCTATTGAAACATTTGAATAGTTAACCTTCTCTGTAATACCGTTTTTAACCAAATATTGTTCAGCTTCTTTAACCGTCTTAGCTGGTGTAAATGCTAAGTTTCTAACTAAACCCTTGCTTGTCACAACTTTCTTAGGAACTACTTTTTTAAGCAATCTATTTGGTTCTGCAAAGTTAGATATGTTGTCTACTGGAAACCATTGATGAATACAATTATAATTAGGCTGACGACCCATCCAGTTTATCATTCCATCGGGTGTATCTATTCCAGCATCAATTTCTGCCTTAGTATATCCTTCTGGATTCTGATTAGTCATTAAATATTCACATTGTTTAGATGAAGTTGGTATAACACCACCAACATATTCGAATCTTTGTTCTTTGTCGTCTGTGAAAGCTTGAGAGGTTGCAATTCTGCTAACATTTGAGTAACTTGTACTGATAACTGTATTGATATTAGCATTGTTAAGATAATGAGTTGTTCCATCCGTTAATCTAGTGAATGTCTTTTGTAAGTTCTTTGTTATCTGAGCTGTTGGAACACCGTTTAATAGCCCGTTAAGTAGCTCGGTCTTTAATTGCCCTACATTACCAGCAAAATGACCCAATATCGTTTCTCTATAAGTCTGAGCCATTACTTCAACACTTTGACCAACTGATTGAATGAGGTTCTCTACATTACTAACACCAGCCAATCCTTTTGCCGTGCTTAAACCAGAAACTAATAACTCATTAGCGTACTTATCTGCTAAATCTTCAAGTCCTAAGCCTAGTATCATTTGATCTAATTCACCGTTTACTATACCTATGATAATATCAGACGACTTACCACTTGCTAGTAATTGGTTAACTCTCGATTGAATCTGAGAGTCGATCTTAGATAGTTTACTTAGTATTGCTTCCATTAACCCTTATCTTTTATCCTAAACCACTTAAACTTAGCTTGTAGTACCATGCCTACAAATATGCCAAATATAAATACTAATACTGTACCAAATTCCATTTTAACGAACCCTCCAACTTTTAGCGTTTTCTGGCGTCCATTCATCTGACATATATAAGTCGTATATGCCCTTGACTGTATCTTCTACAAAATCGGGTCTGAATGGTCTTGCATCAGTACTCTCAATTATTTCTTTACACTTGTCTAAATCTTCTTTTTTGCTTAATATAATATTTGGTTCCATGTATTACCTCTGTATTACCTTTAATTTAATTGGTGGTCATGTGATTACGAATCACTTAACGGGCTGTTACTTATACGATGCGCATCGTCTCCCGAACTGTATAAACCACCTTAATTATCTTTGCTTAAACAACGCTATAACTATTACTATTATGAGTATTATCGCTAATTTCATAGGGAATATACGAGATAATTTAACCCTATATATACCACAATTATAAAACCATAACACACTAAATCATAATAACCTCTAAGAAACATTCTCCATAAAAACTTATCTAATATTTTCATTGTATTTACCCGTAAAAAATGGATAGAATCGCACTTTATTCATCTCTGTATAACCTTTAATTTACCTCTTAATGGGTATTTCCAGTGTATCATATAACTTATTCCATCGGAAGCATGAGTCACTTTGCCAGCCTTTGTTTTATTAAGCAGCATTTCCCATGTAGTTTTACGAAAATCTGAGATATGCCTTTTACAGTTCTTAGTAACAAAATAATGAATTGTCCCCGTACCGTCTTCCAATCTACCATTTGTATCTGTTACTCTATCGTGAATGTTGCGTATATTTTGATAATGTATGTCTGAGCTAGGAAACTTATCTCTTATTATAGCCCAATTTGTACGACTTGCATTAGGTGTTCTTGAATTACCGCTTATATCTCCATAATGAATCCAACCGCCTTTATGGTCTACAAACTTATTCATTATCATATCACATAAAAGGTCTGTATTGGCTTGCCCTTCAAGTTCCACGTAATCAAATAGGTAATCATTGCCATATTGTTCTTGATGTATTCCTACAGTCATTATATCAACGTTAAAATCCCACGTTAGCTCTAAAGGTCTATAATTGAGGTACTTAAACTTATCTTCTTCTATTATATTCTGTTCGCTAAATGAGTAATAAGCCAAACCAGATGTAAGATTCATAAACGTACCTTTTGATCTTACTGTTTTCTCTTTGTCTGGGTATTGGTTAAGTATCTCGTTTCTTGCTGCTTGACTAATGTAAGGATTAAATGCTGAATCAAAGTACCAATATTCTAAATCGGTTCCTTTCTCGTTTAACACGACTTCATCATAAGTATATGTTAATCCGTTTAATGGAGTCATAGTTCTTATGATTGTACCAGCCCTATCAATCAATCTTGCTTTCATTTCCTTGAGTATGTCTTCTGGTGGTTCTTCATCAGCCCACTCAATGTCTAAATCAGCACCTTGAAAAGATTTTTGACCTTGATCGTATGTCTTAAATCTAATAGTTGAGCCATTCTTAAATATGATTATCTTATTAGTAAATCCACGCTTATCGGTGTAGATTGCATACTTTACAGAGTCGTCTTTAGGTAGAATGCTGTATATCTTAGCCATTTGTACTGGGAGTTGCATATCAGCCCATGTTGAGGCTCTAACTCTTAGATTAGGTTCGTTTAGACAACGACTTACACAGTAATAAGCACCTACTTCTGTTTTACCAGCTCTGTTACCACCAAACGCAGACTTATTTTTCTTAGGTGATTCAAGAAATGCTTTTTGGTTAAGTTTTTTGTTAGAAATAGGCTCAAAGTAATCAACTGGTCTTGTCTCTTTACGTTTGTTCTTAGTGTAAATAGCTTTAGCGAGTTGTCGTTTAGCTTCAATCACTATTGCTCTCGATGTAATTGTCTAAGTCTTTTTCACTCATATCATCAAACTCTGGATAAGGATTTTCTTCTGTTTGGAGAGAATCAGCCAGTTTGTTTGCTTCCAATTTGTCAATGAACTTACCGACTATTGTCGGGTTATCTTTCTTAACTAATCTCATTATAGCTAATTTAATCTCTTTTAGATCGGCTTCAATCCAATCAACGGAAAGAATGGTCTTGTTTTTACTCCCTTTCGGTCTTCCCGCACTAGCTTTGTTCCCCTTCTCAAACTGTCCCACATCAGTATAAAATCCCGTTTATTTAACGATACCCTATTAACTTAATATTATATTATTCATCGTCATAATTGTCTTCATCTTCTTGCTTCACATTATCTAGGATATTGTGTAACATATATTGTAAAAGAAAAACTCCCTCCATAACGTTAATATCCTCTGCATCAAAGACATCTTGTATTAAAGTGGCAGTTTCTTTAAGTCTGTCATTCTCCATTAACTTTTAGTTCTTCCTTTTCGGCTGCTGATACGACTAATTGTAGAAATAAGTCAAGAGCTTTCTTTATTTTATCCACTAGGTACATAGTATAAACACCTACACCTAGCAAAAGTAATAAAGCAATATCTGTTATCATTTTTGAGCCCTTATTTCTTCTTGGTAATCTTTTTTAAACTGGATATAAGCACGCCTAGTTTCATACTCGATCTGGTCGTCATATAAATCATCATACCATTCGTCAAAAGAGTTGTAAATCTCCGAATACTTCATTCTACTTTTATAATCCTTCGGCATCACACGGATTATTGATAAACCATCAAAATCTTCTGGGTTACACCCGTTTGAGTATGCGAAATCTTCGAAATTATTTGGTGTTTTTGGTTTAGCTTTCATAAGTTGCCTTCACTATTAAAGATATGGATTTGGACTATCAATGTCAAGTTAATTATAATATAATTCCTCTTTTATCTAATTCTTTCTTCTTTTTGATCTCTTTGGCTAGGAGCAGATACCTACCCCTCCAATAAGCTTTGTCCCTCTCTTTGTTTGCCAATCGGTAAGCTTTTCTCCTATCTTTTTTCTTAGCCCATGCCCGTTGTTGTTTTTTTCTGCCCTTTTCTATGGACTCTGGGCTTCTCTCGTCTTTTTTAATCTTAGCCAACTTCCTATATTGTAACTGATAAACCTTGTTTTTCTCTTTGTTCTTCTCAGCGTTCTTCTTAGACTCTACTTTCTGGCATTCTATACAATATCTCATTGGTTCTTCTCTAAAGGAATCCCAATAGAATTTGTTATATTCCTTATCATCTTTACATTTAGAACAATGCCATAATTTACTCAATATAATCCTCTATTTTAGTATTTCTTAAATATTAAGATGTTCTGGTGTGTCTTGACTAATTTTTTGCTTTTCATATTGCCATTAGCCCTCATACTTGCACTAGCTATTGCATTTAATAGGACAGCCTCATTATAATATCTCACGTTGGCTTCCTCAAATGATTTAATTGTGTCTGGCACGAAGCCAATATAGTTGCCATCTTTGTTTCTGACCTCCCCGACAACAAAACAAGCAAAACCACCAACCTTAAGCAAAGAACAGCTTTTTTTAATTATGCTTTTATATGACCCCAAGAATTTATCATAAGGCATATTCGATATATCACCGTCTAAGTCACTATACTTTTCTAAATATGCGTAGGGTGGGCAGCTAAAGATAAAGTCATATTGTTTGTTAATGTCATCTAGGATTAAATTAGAATCACCCACATACCAGTTGGGCTGATTGTTGGCGTCTAAAATTCCCGACGCTTGGTCCCTATTACTATCAATTTGCTCTTGTCTTATATCTATTCCCGTATAATCGAAGCCCAAATAATTCGCCACTATGCCCCTGACCGAACCACCAGCAAACGGGTCTAATATTCCACCACCATTAGGAACGAACCAATGATACAAAACCTCGCACAATGATGGGTCGAAAATTGACACATACTCTGCGGTATTGTTTTTCTTTGCCGTAGTATCCATATTTATGACTTTTGAATCTCTACCTACCTCACTCTTAATTCCTAACTTACCCCACTCTCTCTTCCTATTCTGCCAACTACCAGACTTGGTGTCTAAGACACTAAACGGGGGTTCTATAAATTTGTCTCTCAATAGTGGGTTTTTTATTATTTCATTTCCGAATAAGTCAGAATCTTTTGTGGTTTGCTCCATTATGTGCCTTGTTTTGTTACTCTAAATTTATAATTTATTCAGCTCAATGTCAAGGACTATTTTAATTTATCTGATTCTGAATTGTAATAGAATATCATGTCAACTAACTTTTCTTTGTCCCACGTAATAACTTGATGGTGTCTATCTTCCCATATTTCACGTTCACGGAATTCGCCATATTTAGCTTCCATACCTTTCCTATACTCGTGTAAATTGCCTTTTTTACGTCCGTTGCAAGGTTCTCCACACTGAGCATTAACGTTGTCTTCTTCAAATCTCCACCAACTAGACATAGCAACTGGGACATAGTGTCCAGCTTGATAGTTTTTTGTCCCTAACTCAATAGGCTTACCGCATGAAATACATTTAGCCATTCTGTTTTCTGAATCTCTGAGCCTAATGTAATAGTTGAATGACTTCTCTAGTTTAGCTAATAGTTCTTTAGTTGGTTTTTTAAGCCATGTTTCTTTTTTCATAACACTTCACGGGCTCTAATAACTTCAAAGTCTGAGTATCTCCACTCTAAATAACGCTCAATGATATAAGGCATATGGGCTGGGTCATCCATCACTACTGAGAACTCTCTAGGCTCTCTCTTCACCCTACATTTTAATCTTTCTAGTTCATTTATGGCTCTGTCTAGTTTTTTTGCTAACTTTTCTAGCCCTTTATTATAATCTTTATCTGTCATTTCTGGTAATGATTCGTATTGTGGCATTTTATCTCCAAGTAAGTTTAATTTCACTGTTGATACAAGCTGATATAAAGTCTGACAAAGTTTGTGGTGGTGGGACAAAGAGTGCTTGTCTTTCCTCTACGTCCCAATTAGAATCTTCTTTTGATAGTCTGAACTCGGATTGACGCATATCTGTAAAATAAGAAGACCAATTAAAGCCTAACTTCTCAAAATATTCCTCAATCATATCTGGTGTAAACTTCTGGGTGTAGAAATTAACCAACGTATAAGCAGTATTTAATAATTCATACTCACCCAACTCCATAAGATTATTAAACTTAAAATTTTTCTTAGCCCAATCTTCAAATTTCTCAACTTTACCATACAATTCTTTTGGCTTATTCATTTTAACCTCACATAAAATTTATTTATAACTGAGAGAGTTTGAATCGTAACCTGTGTCAAGCACCGAAGCGGTTTATCCTACATCAGTATGCCTACCGTTATAATTATGCTTAATCTAGTTTTAGCTTCACTTCCGTTGGCTTGTTCCTTTATGAGTAACAATTGATCAACTTTGCTAGTCAATGGGTTTTAATCGTAAAGCCCTAAACATACCACCTATTCCTAGGTCGCCAACATATTCTCCCTCTCTCAAAAAAAGTTTATTATTTCTTGCTCAATCTCTTTAGATGTACTACCTAAATCTTTTACTATTTAGTCTAACTTCTCTTTATAAAAATTGGTTAACTTGTCCATCATTTGTTTATAATGAGTGTCAGAGTCACACCCAACACCGAATAAATCCTTCTTACCGTCTTGTTCCCATAATCGGTATAGCACAGACCTAAGCCGTTGTGAGGGCGTTTTTTGTTCAGCCTCTAATGGTCTATATTTCGGGATAACTAATTCAGACTTATCAATCTCGGACTTAGCGAATGCGAACACCCCAACTTTGTTTCTATACCCGAAAACCATAGCTGTGGCAATGTCTGTCACTTCCTCTTGCGTGTCAACTTGTAGTCTTATAGAGTTATTGTTCATCGTGGTTATTTTTGTAATCATAGACGGAATTTGTAATAACGGCTCACTCATCTTATCTCCTATTCTTGTATCTCAATATACCATTTTATTTAGTTAAAATCAAGCATTTCTTTTCGGCAATAACTTCCTCTAAACTCTTACCGCTCATTGTATGCGGAAAACAATATTTACTATTCAAACGCAAACAACATTTATTAGGGCAACCTGTCACTGGGCAGTCTGCCCAATTGTCTAAAATCTCTTGTGGTATTTTCTCGTTTTCTTCCATCTCATCTCCTTTATTTAAGATCCTTCTAAATATCCTTTTAAGTATGATTGAACTGATTTAGATTCTGTCTCGACTTCTAACTTTTTAACAAATTCAGCACTATAACCATTTTTTTGTACGTTTCTCATGCCTAGATAAAAATGGTATAGGTGTGTTTCATCTTCATCAGCACAACTTCTATATCGTTGGATTTTCTCCAATATTGTGTGTCTCATATTGCCCTACCTAATCCATTTTTTACATCTAGTGCAAACCATTGACCCATCACCAGTTTGTATCTGGTGGTATTTTCTAGGGTGCTCGCATCCATCTTGCATTATGCTAATTGACTTAGATATTTTCTTGGACTTTCTCCTATGTTGCTCGTTCAACTCTCTAAGGGATTCGTAAAGATCAAATAATTCTTTATCAAATGGGTCAACCATTATAGCCTCCGACAACTCGGACGTTCCTTTTTATCGTGACCGTGTGTTCACCTAGCTCAAACTCTAGGCTGTCACCAAGTTCATCAATAATTGGTATTATTTTTTCTACTTCGTCAGAAATGGCAAGAATAACTCTGTCGGTTAATGGCTTGTATTGTGTTGGTACGTCTTTCATCTCATATCTCCGTGTTTTCTATAAAACTGTGATCTTCATATTTCTCTTCATATTTGTTATTATTGAACGTTGTTAAGAAGTAGCTGCCAGTTTTACCGTGTCTGATTCCACGGTTTTTTATGACATATTCGTCATCTGCTGCACAAACATGAACCGTAGCTCCTTTATCCATTACAGCATCACCAATTTCTAGTTTGGCTACATAAAAATAATAGTTAGAATCTCTTGAAAGTCCCTTAGCTTCAGCTTCTCTTTCTCCAGTATCGTTAGCTTGACTAATCAAAATTACCGCAACTTTCAACCTTTTAGCCATTCTTTTGAAGAACTTAGATAAATAGTTTAACTCTTCTCTAGTCGTTTTGAATCTCTTTCTAGCATCTATCAACATTAGATAATCAATCAATACTATTTGGACACCTTTCTCAGTCAACTTTTTAACCTTAGATTCAATTTCATACTCGTCTAGTAATTCGTCAACTAAATATAGGGAAGTATTCTTTAATTTCCTAGAAAATTCTGAAGTATATTCATAAAATTGTGGATCTGGTAAGTATCTTTTGTCTGGATTACGCAAATGATTGATGTTTATTCCAGTTCTCATTGACAAAGCTTTCATCAAAACTAGGTCATTGTCCATCTCATAAGAGAAAATAACTCCGTTATGGTCTTGGTCTACACATAAATCTAGCATCATTTCCATAGCTAAAGTTGACTTTGATGATTTTTCCTTGCCATAAATTCCGATAAGGTCAGTTGGTAATATACCACCTATGGTATCATTCATCTTAGTTAATGAGTTTAATTGCATTCCTAAAGGCTTATCATTCTCTCTAGCATCTATCACCTTGGCTATAAATGGCTCTAAGAGGCTCTCTGCGGTCACTTCGTCTTGATGCTTATCAAACGCTAGGTCAGATTCCTCTAGTATCTCTTTGACTTGTGAACGTACATCCTCGTAACTTCTACCCTCAATCCCCTTCAGTCTGCCAATAGCTAAATCTCGGTGGAAACTATCAAATAACATTCTGCCTAGTTTTATAGCTCGCTTAGGTATTGCAACAAAATTGTCTAGTTTAGGTAATATTATATCGTGCATATCCAGAGATATTTTATCCACATGGTTAGTCTCGTGGTAAATTTCTTGTATGATGCCGAACTCTTCACCAAACTTAATAAAGTGTTTAGGTTCTAAGTAAGCCATTTCTGAGAGCAAGGCGTTATCTGCTAATATGTTGTGTAGTATGTCTAGTTCTTTCACTTTTGATCCTTTAGTTGTTCAATTTCGGATGCTATTATATCGCAAGCGTCTGACCACCCTTCATTATATTGGGAATAAGAATCCACATTACCCACTTGCTTGTATGGGTGTCTATCTTCAATTTCACCACATACTTTTTCAGCATCATAAATAGCTTTATCATAAGTGCCTCGTAAGTTCTCAAACATTTCAGCAGCACGACCAATATCAACTTCTCGGTAGAATTTCTCAGTCTCTTTTAGCTTCTCGTCTATCCACTCCCAAACATCTTTGGATTCTACAATTTTCTTGAAATCTGTTGTTTTAATCTTAACCGATTTGTAATTTCTGGTTACTGTAAATTTTTCTTCAAATTCTTCTTTTAATTCTTTCATATATGTACCACATTAGTTTTAGTTAGTAATGTACTGTTCGTTTAGGTGTAAAATCAACATCGTTACCTTTCTTTTCCTCTATCACGTCATTCCACCTTTCACCATTTATCCATTTGGTAGGTATTGGAACATATTTACCGTTTTCATTTTTCCACCCAATACTTTGTATCTGGTAATCTAGGTTAATCATAATTGTGTCGAATAATTCTGGATTTAGTTTAAGGAATTTATCGTGTGCTTTCTTCTTGTCTTTCTTGTTTGGGTATTTAGTCCAAAATAGTTCGAACATATCTTTAGTCATTTTAGGCTCTATTTTCTTTTTATTATCATTGTTTTCTTTATTATCTTTATTGTTTGTATTCACTTGCGATTCACTTGCGATCCGTTTGCGATTCACTTGCGATTCGTTATCGTGTTGGAATTCTTGGTAAGTTATATAATTACATACTATTAACCGTGTCGTTACCGTGTCGTTTTTCACTACAACCATAGAATCTTTTTGTAACAAACTCAAAAACCTTCTAACCCTACCAACATTCCATCCCCACTTTTGAGCCCAAGTTTTTAGAGAGTTTACGCTCTCACCTCTTTTAACATTTAACAACTGATTTTTAATTAAGACTTTGTTCTCTGAATGGTTACAATCTAGCAAAATATCAATCCATGCTTGACCTTTTGAGAACGGCTTATCTTCCCAAACCCAATTCTTTTGTAACTTTCTGTGTAAACTTATCCATCCGTATTTCATATAATGCCTATAAACAGAAAACCACACCTATGAGTTGACCTAGTGCATGCTACACCCCGAATTAACGGACTCATAAGTATGGTTCTATTTGATAAATATTCTAGCATGGTGGTCGTATACCCTTAAGCGATAATCGTGCCAAACTCATTATTTTTGTTTTAGCCTATAATCGCACTTTATAAATAAAATTAGTGGTAAAAGTGGGACATTAATGTCTCAGTGGGACATCTTTGTCGCCACACCTACCTTTGCTTTCTTAATAAATAGTGTTGCGTTTCTGCGACTATATCCTATTGTAAAGCTTGGAAATTTCGTTCTCTATGTCCCTAGCTTCGTTTGCTATTGAGTATAAATCTATATCTTCGAACCTCGATATACACTCTTTAACATCTATCATATCAGCACAACCATGTAACAAGTCAATAGCCTTGTCTAGTT